TTAAAAATCTTAACCCTTTAGAAACGTAAGGAGCTGTTTCTCCACTTACGTTAATTGTTGTTACATAAAAATCATCCCAATCTATTGAAGCATAATCAGTAGTGATACTAGAACTACCAGCTTTCAAAGTATACCATCTTTGTCCTGCAACTGTAGCAACTGTTACGTTACCATAAAAAGGGTCAGTACTTCCACTAACACCAGCAGAAAAGAAAGGTAATTGAGGTTCTTCATTAGCTATATCAAATATAGATTTATTAACAGTATCTTTTACAAACTTTTGAAAACCTGTAGCGTTTGCAAAGTTTGCAGACGTTAAAGGAATCTCATTAAGTTCTCTTAATACTTCGTTAGTTAAATCTAGATATGTAGTAGCCATAATTATTTCCTAGCTTTTTCTTTTGCCTTTTTACTTAAATCTTTAAAGTGAACTAAAGGCTTACTTGTTTTTGTATGTGTTTTGTTGGTATGTAATTTACCGTTAGGCATTTTATGATAAGAACCGTTCCATACAGTCCCATCTTTTAAATAATGTTTAACTCCTTTAGCCATTTTAACAAGGTTTAGCTTTAGGCATTCCACCATCTTTATACATGGTTCTTTTAACTTTACCGCCACCCATCATTTTTTTCTTTTTCATTTTTCCACCATACATCATTTTTTCACGTCTAGCAGATTTATTACCCATATCGTTTTTGTAGTCACCTTTTTTCATTTTATTCTCCATTTAAAAAAGGAGGAGTCCTAAGACTCCCCCAAATGATTATTCTTAATCAATACCGTAGAAAGCACTTACTAATGCGTCAGGTCTAAGAACTTTAGCTCCATAGACATGAAGACCTCTAACGATGTCACCAAAAGAACTTGGGTCTCTTATGACTTCTGTTGAAAGGATTGTGTTAGCAGTTGCAGTAGATGACATATGACCAGCTAAACATTTACCAGCAGCATTAGTTGTTGCAGCAATGTTGTTAGACTTGTACATATCAAATCCTCTTAGTTTTCCACTTGATACTAAACCATTTCTAATTGAACCTTGACCTGCGTTGAAGTCTACAGATAGCAATTTAGAAGAAGCTTGACCTAGAACTTCGTAGAAGTCAGGACCAGCAACGAACCATCTTCCTTCTTCAGGAACATTTTGCTCGTCTAATAGTCTTGCCATTCTAGCCATAACGTCTATTGGGTCATGTTCACTAGAACCAAAACCTATGTCAAGATTACCTGCTCCGTCAAAAGTTCCAGCCGCTAAATCAGTAGCGTTGTCAGCACCTAACACGTGGTCTGGTCCTGAACTAGAAACTCCAGCGAACATAGTTGCGATAACAGCAGCATCATATGAATCTCTTAAAGCATAAGCAGCAGATGAACTCGCTACTTCTTTAAAGTTTACATGTGACATATTTGTTTCAATATCATCTACGATGAATTTGAAAGCTTTAGCACTGTCAACAACTAATGTTAGTTCTTGGTCAGTTAGTTTAGTTGCAGTAGTGTCGCTACCTCTGGTATAATCAGAGACAGAGATTACTGGTTCTTTGATGATTTTTACTGAGTCTCCGTAGGCTGAAATCTCACCGGCATAGTCGGTGTTAGTAATAGCTTCTACAACCGAAGATTTTCTAAAGAAGTTTAAAACCTTTTTAGAGTAAACGGAAGGTAGGAAGAAACTATTAGTTTGTCCAGCTACGGAGTTAGCAAAGTTAGCATCGGTATCAGTTGAGGGTTCAAAATATTGAGCCATGATACATTCTCCTTGTAGTTAAATATAGTTTACTTTGTGATTCTGCCATCTTGCATAGCGTCTGATATCTCTTTTTCAAATTTATCAAATTCAGCTATACTCATAGCAGCAATCTCCTTTTCAGACCAAACCTTTTGTTGTTTAGGTTCTACACTTGTTGTTTTTGTAGAGACCATATCAGCAGCAGATTTTCTAGTCTGTCTAGAAGATGACTTAGTCTTAGTAGGTTCAATTCCAAAATCTTTTTTAAACAAATCTAAAGCACGTGAAGCTAGGTCAGCATCGTTAGCATTTGAGTATATCCAATCTTGAATAGACTTAGGTTGCTCTTTTGCCCAACTATGAAAGTCATCACTGTTTCTAATATCTTCAAAATCAGGATGTTTTTCCATTAACCTTTTTTCTGCATCTTGTCGTACTAACTGATTCTCACGTTCTTGGAGTTTACTAAGGCGTTCTTCTAGAACTTTTGCTTTAGACTCCGATTGCAAGTGTGCAACAGTTTCTACAACTTCATAAACATCAGGATATTGATTCTTAAATTGTTCTAGTTCTTCTTCAGTTTTTGGAGCTTTATATTCGGTTCTATTTTTAGTAGCTTCCTCTATTAACTCTTGTTCTCTGCTTTTGAACTCATTAAGTTTACTATCGTAATGTTTTTTTAAATCATCATATCTTTTTTTGTAATCTGGTTTCTTATAAGGTGTATCCTTACGTGATTCCAGTTCTTCAGTATTTACACTTCCTTCTTCATTTATTTCAGTAACATCGTTACTTTTAAATAACTTGTTTGAAGGCTCTTCAAAATACAAAGATTCTGATGATACAAAAGGTTTATCTTCTGTGTGCCATTCTTTTTTTGCATTATAAGGATTTGGCGTATCCTCTGCTTGGACTTTATTAGTCATTTTCTATTCTCCTACTCAGGGCTTGTTTTACAAGGTAGCTCTATGTCGACTAGAGGGCTTGTATTGTAAAGGTAGCCTTTCGGTTATTAATATGATAAAGGGCTGATTAATTAATTCAGGTAGCTTTATCGTTTAAGTCCAGACCCAAATATAGGTGGTTGTTCTAAAGGATTTGTATAATTAGTTTGTTGTTCTTCTTCTATATCTTTTCTAGCATCTAGAATAGAACCCTTATTATTTTCTTCCATTATAAAACCTCCTTCTTGGACTGGTTGTCTTTCATCTGCAGCAGCTTCAGCTTCTTTCATCATAGCCATTAAATTGTCAGCTCCGATTTCGTCTACAGCTTTAGCAGTAAAGACAAATTCTCCATCAGATAACCTTGCGGGTATGCTGTCAGAGACTCCTGAACCCGGTCCTTCAACAGGACCAGACCCAGCAAATTCTTGAGCAACATCTATGACTTTATCAAATATCATAGCTAGTTCCTCATCTTGTTCTAGTTTGGACATAAGCATATCTTCTTCTTCTTCTGTTAATGCTTCATCCATTATAAATCTTGTGTAGTTATTTTCCATGGCATCATCGTTTAACATACCACCTTCTTCATAACCCATTCTTTCAACAACTTCAGGTGCTTCTTTTCTAAGAGCTTCTATACCGGGACCACCTTCTTTATACATAATTCTATCGTCATCAAGTAATCCACCTTTTGCAAAGTCTCCTCTAGCTACAGCTTCATCTAACATTTTGTCAATTTCTTCATCTGTAGGTGGGGTTAATTCTTTTAGTCTTGGGTCTTCTTTTTTAGTTTTTATAGGGCTTTTATCAAATATTAAACCAGAATAAGCTCTAGTAAATTCTTGTACGTCTTTTTCAGAATATCCAGCTTGTTTTAACATTTGATTAGCTTGAGCAATAGTTATATCACCTTCGTCTAACATTTTAATAGCATCATCAAAATCAAAATATTGAGTATTATCAACTACATCAACTTGTTTAGCCATTCTTTTAGAATGTTTTTTATTTAATTTAGTAACAAGTTTTGTTAAAGATTTTGCTGCTCCACCTATTCCATATTTTTGTCTATCATCTAAAAGCATTATTTCTCCTTTGCTCTTCCTATGTTAATAGCAAACCAATCAATAATTTTATAGGCTTTACCTACTAAATTATCATCAACTGGTGTAGGTGTTAATGCAGCTATCATTGAGCATATTGAAATAACCCAAGGAACTACTCCTACTATTTTCATAATTGTATCTAATAAATCTAACATACTATTTCTCCTCTTTTCTAGTAATTGCTTCTTTAACCTGTAGGTCCAACTGCTCTAGGCGTACCAGTAAATTCACTTTCCCCTGCAACCGGTACATTTCCTGTTCCGATGTTGCCACCACCAGTGCCTGTAACTCCAAGTTCTTGAGGTTGTTGAGGTGTTCCTTGAATGCCTCCCATAGCTCCGGGTTGCCCGTCAGTAGGTTGAGTCTCCTCGCCAATCGTTTGTCCAGCATTTTGCATTCCTATTATTTGTGCCATTATAGCTGCTTCTTCAGGGTCATTGAGTATTTCATCAGGGTCTAAATCTAAGCTATAAGCAAGTTCGCTAACCAATTTAGAAATCTTAACAAATGGTGCAATAGCAGGACTTTGTGCAGTCTGTAAGAACATAGTAAGTCTTTGACTTCTTACTTCTTTCTGCATCAAGCTATTTGTACCAGTAGCTTTAACTTCTAAATCACCTTTAACATCCAAATCATCCTCTAAGAATTGCATGTTCCACTGAAAATAAGCTTCTCCAAGTGGCTTCAATAAAAAGTCATCAAGATTTTTAATGACTGTTTTAATATTTAAACTTGATGCTCCAAGTAACATGGACATACCTGAAGCAGTCCTTGTCATACTTTGAACACCTGTCTGTCCGTGTGAATAACTAGGTATACCTGTTTGTTCGTCTGCAAGTTGTCTAAACTTATCAAACATCATTAAGTTTTCTTGTGATGTATTAGGAAATTTTAAACCGTGTA